AAAGTTTGGACCAATGCCATCTTCTGAGTCGTAAGGGAAATCTCCATCGCCTTGTGAAGCAACAGAAAGTCCGTCTGGCAAGTAAAGAGCACCTGCATTCAGACGTGAACGTGCAGTTGCACGGAACGTTCTGTTGAGGAGAAGAAGTTCGGCGCAGAGATCTAACAAACCACGAAGTGATGAATCTGCTTCATCAGAGAAACGTGGATGTGAACGCCACATGCGTCCAACAAATGCGTTCTTACCTAGTTTTGAATTCTTATCTACTCCACCTTGTGATGTAGTGGATTGTTCACGACGACCAATTACATTGAAACCGCCACGAGGATCGGTTGTTACTTCATCTACGGAACGAATGTCCCAAGATTCTGGCAAGTTATATGCTGGTCTTGCTGGCATTTGAACTAGATAACATTCACCAGCTACTGAAAGGTTGAGTGCAGCATCTCGTAAGAGACCTGCTTGTCCACCGTATGCGGAGTTTAGTCGTGCAAGTGCACGTTCTGCTGCAGCTCCAAGACGATCATCAACTAACTCTGATTGACGTACAGAGATTGGAGTCTCTGACGGATCATCAACTACTGCTGCATAAATTCTGATACGAGATACAACTGATGCAACTAAATTAAATGCATATTTGATTTCGCCAATTGCATCGTAATACTCCCAAGCTTCTGCTTGCCATGCGCTAGATCCAGCAGAGCGACGAATTCTAAATTGTTCGAATTCACCCTTGTCATTAATTTTAATTTGTGCCGCTGCTGCGGTAAGAGTTCTAGGAGTTGAGTATGTTGCTGACTGCGCTGTGTTTGTGAAAACAGTTGTGATTGTTGACGGCTGAGACTTTTTAGGTTTTGGCTCTGGGGATGATGAGACTGGGTCATCATTAGTAAATATGCCCACGAAAGCTCCTTGTCATCTCAGTTGCGGAATATGAAGTCTTACTTATCTTCATATGCAGTCAACAGTCCTGCAATAGCAGATACCGCATAAACGGTAGCAACTATGTAGGTTACTGATGGAATAATGATAGCGGAAAGTACGAAGGCTGATCCTATCCAAAAGCTAAAACACCACTCACAAGTGGATAAATAACCGATGTATGTGGTCTCTGGAGGAAACTTTTTCCAAAACGCATTGCGTATGGGAGCTGTAACCATGTCACGAGTGGCTAAACGGGTTACACGATAAGTAGCCAGTCCTAGAAGGACAAATTGCAGAAGAGTTATATCTATCATTCTGTTGGATCCTGATTCGAGTAGACGGAGTTGTTCTGCCCATAAGGGTTCCAACCTCTAAGACGCGACCCACAACCGCAAGAAGCGTCCTTAATAAAAGCTACAACCTTTTCGGACTCTGTTAAAACTGCTTGAAGCTTCCCATCGACGTGCCTATGGGTGTACTTCTCTCTAAAAACAAGTGTAGGGCCTTGTGGAGTGTCCTGCGCTATCAAAATGCTATCGCCAAGAAGCACTACTCGGACTCTATCAACCTTGCGAGTGCCTTCTGGAGAGGGTCCAGGTATTGTTAACTCGTCAAGACCTATGGAATTGGGCGGAGCAATCCAAACTAGTGCTGGAAAGACATCTGATACTGCTCGCAAAAGGTTTATCCAAACTCTGTGTATTCATCTGGGATATAGAAGTCACTCCAGCCTAGCGTGTAACCTGCTAAATGTAGATCAAGAATCACTGGAGCTTCTCTAGAGCTATCTTCAATGCTTCTGTCGAAGTCTTCAGAGCTTTTTACATGCTTTGCTTCTTTCCATGCATAGTGGCTTTTAAGAGCAGCTAGTGGGAAAGCCATTGGGTAGCTTGAGTTGGGGGCGGACATAGTCTCAAGGAAGCGGGACTGAGGGCGTTTAGACTTTTTAGGGTTCTTCCACACAACCACAGCAAGATCTGTTTCCTTGTATGTGCCAGTCTTTGTTTTATAGAGACGGCTCATTGACTCAAACGCCTTGCCATTGCTCTGTAAGTAACTCCTGCTGCTTCAGCGATAGATGCTGTAGGCACTCCACGGCTTCTGAGCTGCCTTGCAATCTGAGTTAGCTCGTTGTTTGCCTGAGCTAAAGGACTAGTTGGGGGTGTCTTGGCTCTATAACGCTTTGAGAGAGCTGAAAGCTCACGAAGACGGATTCTAATCTCGGGAGGAACGCCTGGAGAGATGGACTTAAGACGTGGGGCGTGTTTTGTAGGCACGGAGGTGGTTAAAGACTTTGGGGGTGGCAGTGGAACTGCTTTTAACTGCTTCACGTCTGGAGCTCTACGGACCCAGAAGTGGATAGTGGTCTTGGGAACAGCGGGGCTGAGAGAGCCTCCTATGACTCCTAAGGACCATCCTGCTTTCCACAGTGCACGAAGACGTGACTCCATCTCTGAGCGTGTCAGAGTGGACAAATGGATAACCTCCTCGATGGGAAGTTTTGGAGGATTCAGCATGATCCTATTGTACTGAGTTTTTAAAGGGGTGTACGAGACAAAAGGGGATCCAATCTTGTACGACAGCTTTAAATATATGAACCTTTCCATTATTTGCTTTTGGCCCCGGAGAAGGCTATGTATGTTTTTCAGAACTTTCAAAATCGTTCCGGGCTTTTTTTCTATAAAAATCTTTTATTTTTATTTTTTCAAAAAAACTAAAATAAATAAAAAATTATTTATTTTTACTCGCTCTTACTTATTTTTTATTGTTTATTTTTTATTGTTTATTTATTTGTTTATTATTTCCTTTTATTAAAAGCTTTTATAGAGTTTTTATAAGTCTTTAAGTAATAATCTAATAACAACTAACTAATTGACAACTAAAAGACTATTGATCAAAGTCTATGAACTAATAACTTACTGACTAGTAACTTACTGACTAGTAAGTTACTAGGTCTTATAGATAGAAAGGTTACTGACTAGTAACTACCTAAAAACTCTGACTGGTCATCTATAAAAAAGATTATGTTTAGACTTGCAAAAGTGCAGGAAGGTAGTCTATTATTACTCTTGTAAGTCAAACGGACTTACAGAACTAGGGAGAAAACAAATGTCATACGGAGTCTCAATCACAGTTAAGTACACAGAAACAACATCAACAGGAACTATCACTAAAGAAACAAACTACAACTTCCATGTTGATACCGCATCAAATGTAAGTGACTTAATTACTCAAACCGCAAAGAACGCAAAGGAAATGAGTGCAACCGTAGAAAAAGTAAAGGTTACAGAAGAGAACCAATACTCTTATGAGAACCCTTACCGCAACCTTTCAGATAGCGAAATCTTGGAACTACTCCTAACCAAGTAACCGCAAGAATTAGCCCCCCTATCCAAGGGGGGCTTTTTCTTTTTCAAGACACACCGCAAAAGCTTTTTAATTTTGATCTTGCAAAATGCAGGAAAGTAGATTATTATTTTCTTAGTGAAGTTAAGGGAACTTCACAAAACAAAAGGGAGAAACAAAATGACAACACTAGCAATGACCGCAACACTAGCGATAAATCCAGTTCAACTTTCTTTACTAGAAACCGCACTAGAGATTGAAATCAAGACATACGGCGGAAGTAAAATGCAACTAACAAGAGAACCCGCTCTACGCATTTTCTCTCGTCTTATCGGTGAACCTCTACACCTTCCAAAGTTCAGAGGACTACAGGGACGCAAGGACGCACTTGCAATCGTTAAAGACTTCCTCATGCAACTTGAGGACGGCAGGGCTACCGTAGTGAAGTAGCCAACTCCCTAGAGAACCCCCCTAGAAATAGGGGGGTTTTTCTTTTGGCGTGTTGTTGCAAAGTGCAGGAAGGTAGGTTATTATTTTCTTAGTGGGAAACCAAGTACCACACTAGGGAGAAAGACAAAATGAAAACAGCAATCAAATTGACAACAGAGGGACAAGCTTCTTTGATCGATTTAACCGCAGATAGTAACGAACTTCTAACACTTCAAATGGCGGTTGGCGGTCTTATTGAGGCTAAGACTCTTGAAGGCGATTACACACTCTTCATGAATGAAGAAGGAAAGTTAATGCAACTTCCAATCAACGAAAGAGCAACTGAAATTTGGTTGGCTAACTTTCCTAACTTTCCTGATGTAATTGTTGGAGATGTTGTTATTGCAGGTGGAACAGATGAAGAGGGAGAGCAACTAGGTTTAGACCCTGACTATGCTAAAAAGTTACTCGATCTTTTTGCACAAAAGTAAAAGTTAAAAAGCAAAAAACCCCTTACCGCAAAGGTAGGGGGTTTTTTGTTGGCTTTATTTAGGGACGGACTCCAACACTTTGACCATCAAAAAGATAAGCTAAAACTTCTTCATCAAAGCAACCGCACTCATCAAGTCCTTTAGACTTTCTGAAAGCGTTAATCGCTTCAACTGCTCCTTCTCCAAGACGACCAAACTTGTCATTCATTACAGAATTAAAACCTAAATCATTCAATCGCAATTGAACGACTTTGACTGACTCTGAGTTTCCTTCATAAGCATTAACTTTTAGTGCTGAAAGATAAATGATCTTGTCGCCTTCTGACTTCAAGACTGGTTCTTTCTTATCCTTCTTTGGTTCTGCCTTAACTGGTTCTGGCTCAACGGAGAGAACTGGCTCAGGTTGAGAAGGCATTACAGAACCAACTAACGGCATGAGGTTTTCTTGTTCGCTCATCTAGTTTGCTCCGACTTCTTTTCTGTGGGGAACTTGCTAAGCCATTGTTTGAACTTAGCGTAGTGGCTTCCACTAGTACTAGTATAAGCGTCTTTGCCTATGTGCCATGCTCTCCAAACTTCTCCACCACTACTCATGTGATAAGCGATTTGAGCGTTTACTACTGGGTTAAATAAATCGGCATTATGAGCAAGATCAAACTTCTCTCGGCGGTCATCACCTAAAGTGTTAATCATGTTGATTTGGAAGATTCCATAGGAATTATCTCCTGTTAGGGTATTGCCATTAAAAGCAAGAGGTCTGCCATTGCTTTCCTTTTTGGCAATAGCCCAAGCTTCTTTTAGGTCTTGACCTTCAAAGCCAACTGCTTCCAAAAGCCAAACCAACTCAATGTCGGTGAGACTTGTCTTGTTTTCAAAGTAGGAGAGAGGCTTAGTCTTCTTGACTGGTTCTGGCTCAACTACTGGTCTTACTATTACTGTTGCCACTTGCTCTGTTGCGACAACCTCTTGGACTTTGTTCTCTACTGCTACTGCTACCGCTCCTGACGATAGAACTATGAAGAGCGAGAGTAATGCCAACACCTTTTCGGGTGCTTTTAGAGATGGGTTCATTCGGTTTTTCCTTTGTTAGGTTACGGGGACAGGGTTGGAGACTTCACCAACCCGACCATCGCCTCTTAGGGGATAGCCTTACTTCAAGTGTCTAATTCGTAGATCTCCTGTGTCGTTAGTTCTTACTTGTATAAACCTTAGCATAAGTGCAGGAAGGTTCAGGTGTCAAATCAAGCTTAGGCGTGTCCAAAAGTTCTTTTTCTACCGCATAAGCCCCCTTTAGATAATAAATACCTAAAATGCCCCAAAAAAAGTGCAGGAAGGACTATTTTTAGCCCTTCCCACCACTTTTAAGAGATTACCGCTTATCCCTTGCTGAAAGGGTTGCAGAGGCTATAGAGGTTAAACCAAAAGCCAAAGCGAGCGCAGAGTTTTCAAGAACCGCAGAGGCTAAGCTTGCAATTCCTAAACCAACGGCGATAACTGCAGTCCAAACTACTTTACTGAGATCCATTTTTACCCCTGTGCTTTCTTTCTAGTAGGACTTGTTCGTCCTTTGAGCCTTGCTGAAGGGTCTCTGACTACTACCCCATTTGAGTAGATAGCCTTTCTTGCAGTTCGGTAAGCAACCCCCAACTCTTTGGCGACTGCTTCAATAGCCAGACCATTTTCGTAAAGCTTTACTGCTTCTGCTTGGATACTAGCGACTTTCAACTTTATCTCTCCTTAGTCTAGAGACTTCTCCTTCGAGAAATCTTATCTTTTCATTTTTCTTGTTGATTACTCGGTGCAACTGTCCTTGCGCTCTAATGCCAACAACCATAACAAAGCATGAACCTGCGAGCGCAATAATTATTGCCAGCATTGTTCCTGTATCTAAGATCATTTTTTACCTCCTTACGCTTCTAGGGTCTACCTGTTTTGTCCCCTGACAAAAACCACACTCGTTAGCATGGGCATAACCTAAAGCCCCAACCAAATTAGCAACTCCGCAAGACCTCATCAAAAGACAAGCGAACTCTTGG